TTCGCAATCGTGGAGAATGTCTTCGAGATTGTGCGTCCCGCTTTTTTGAACATGTCCGACAGCTTGAGGTTCTCGGACAATTTGTCTGAGAAGTTTGACAGGAACCCAAGGTTCGTACCGCCTTGGAATGTACGCACAACCTCATCGGCTGCGCCACCGAGCATTCTGAATTTCGCCGCGGCATCCTCTGCCGCCTGTGCCTGTTTCCGTTCAGACTCTGTGATTGCATCGATTCTTGCTTTTACGTTGGCATATCTTGTTTCGATTGCCAGAGCACGCTTGTCATCTCCTGCGGCGGTTGCATCCGTCCACTCCTGTTTGAGCATGGCGAGAGAATCTCTCAGCCTGTCAACCTCGGTCCGTGAATTTAAGTAAGAATCTACCGCCTCAGACGGAATCTTAGGAAGCGCGAGATCAGTCATCTCATCGATTCTGCGGAATGCTTCCGTTGTATCTTCTGTACTCCTGAGAAGGTCTGACAGTTTTCCCTCTGTGCTGATAATGTTCTTTTCGAGGGATAACAGGTCAGAGGTTGTCTTTCCAGCGTTCAGCCCGTTTGCATACTGCTGTTTGAGATGACTCAATGTATCTTCTAAGCGATCCGCTTCCGTTCGCGTTGAGATGAATGCCTGTACATCGCTTTCATCAATCTTCAACTGAGGGAACGCCTGCTCTGTGAGAGTGTCATTCCGTGCAAGCCGTGTCTGCAAATCGACCACCTGATCGATTGTCTTTGTGGCTGTGGATTCGAGATCGGATAACTGTTCGACTGCTTTTTGAATCTGCGAAGCAAGCCGCGCGATTCCAAGCAAGTCTCCCTTCTGGTCCAAAGTAGCAAACGCATCGTACAGACCGGTCAGTTTGATTTTCAGAATATCGCTCTGCTCGATTGACTGGGTGAAGTCCACCGCTTCGTCCATCGCGACAAAGTGTTGCATCGCATTTTTGACAACGTTATCGACAGCACTTATTGCTTTTTCGACCTTATCAAATTTTTCTGCGCTCTTTGTCCCGGCTTCCTCAACAGTGGTCTCCATCTGCTTGAGGCGTTTTTCGGCTTTTTCGGCTCCCTTCTCTAAGCCTGACGTGTCAAGATCTGCCTTAAATCCCAACCCTAGTTCTTTATATTCAGCGTCAGCCATAAGGTTTACTCCGTTTCGTATTTCTTGTTATGACCAGCCATGAACATCTTGAGATAGTCCATACCTTTGTTAAACGTCTTGATCTGCTTGTCTGCTTCTTCCCGTTTTGCCGATTCTTTTGTAATCGCAATCGGCTTTTCCGGATAGTTCTCAAACTTGCGGTTCTTGAATTTAACACTGGTCGCAGGCATGATTGCTCCAAGTGCCGCATATACGTAGTAGCCATGAAGCCATGCCATTTCATTTTCGTATTCAACCCGTTTCCAATAAGCAGAACGGAAGCCCTTTGCGTATTCGACATCCCCATCCCAATACTGTTCCGGGGTCATACCCGCGTTGATATAGAAGGGGAAAGAATCCCAAAAGACTTCCGTAAATGATTTTTCTTGCTGGTCGGATTGCGACTGAGGTTCAGCAGAAGACGAGCCTAGAAGCTCGCCTTCCACTGGACGTTTTTTTCACTTTCCTCGGGTTCCTCAAAAAGTGTGTTCATTGTATCTACATACATTTCCACAAGTTTTTCGATGAACGCTTCCTTGCTCGTGATCTGTGCGTAGATTCTGTCTGCAACAGCATCGTCCATCCGTCTGTGATGACATTTGAACGCGCCTCTGAACAGGATAGGATATGCCGTCATCGGCTTATTCTTGATGTCCGCAAGTTTGAAGCCCGAAGCTTCCATGTCACGAACCGTGCGCCGGGAGAACTCAAGTGTGTAGTCCTCGCCATCGAATGTAAACTGAATAGTCTTTGCCATTTATGATCTTCTCCTTTGATTAACCTTTTGTAATGGTCTTCCTCTTTAAGGAACCGCAACCGGTTCCAACTGTTATCCTGCTAAATTAGTTAGCTGAGAAGGAAATCGGTGTAGCTGCAGCAATGGAAACGGAAAGTCCCCTCGCCTCGTTTACGCCGCCGCCGGTAACGTGTACGGACAGTTTGCCCTGAAAGGAAAACTTTCCGAGGGAACCGGTCGGTGTCGGATCTTCGCCGGATACTTCAGTTCCGCCAAACCACACCGCATAGTGGGACGGTGCCTCAAGGTCAGACTGCATCTGGGTGTTCAGTCTGGCGTAGTCTGCCGGGTCGTAGTTCGCTCCGAATGTCAGAGTGTCGAGCTCGATGATTCCGGGAACGCCAGTCCGCATTCTATCGGTGAGGGTCGTTGTGTCGATCAGCTCGGGATCACCGCCGAGATCCGGGAAATCGCGGATGTCTACGAGCTTGGTCCATGTGGTTCCGTCTGTAGAGTGCATAAGGAACGACATGTAAGTGCTGGACGCATTGTAAGCCATAGTTTAATCTCCTTATCTTCTGTAAAATCCATTCGCGTCTGCCACCGCCTCAAATCGAGCGGTCAGACGGTAAATGCTTGAATCGTTAAGATTCGGAACAGGCGTAAGTACAAGCCGTCTGAAGTTCATAAGCGACATCGTGTCGCAGATGATCTCCATGATCTTCTTGCACTCTTGTTTTCGGTTTTTGGACTTGTTCGAATACACCTGTGCTTCGAACACCACAACTTCGTACTTGGGTACAAGTTGATTGTCCTGTAACGCTGACGGGGTGAAAGAGTCGGACTGATACAGCGAAACATGCGGGAACCCACTTGGGATGGGCTGATAGGACGAATCCATCTCAGCATTGGGGCATTCCGCAAGCACCGCCTCTCGGACGCGAGTGTATACTTCATTCTCTTTATCGATCATTTCCGAATACCTCTCTTGCAACTCTTTCGATGTTCTCAATCATTTCTTTTCTTGCGTTGTACATGAACGGGTTTCCTGCCTGACCATACGTATGGATCGTGTTCTTGTGGTTATAGGCAACCGTGGTCCCCGTTGGGGGATTGGAAGGCATCTCGCCTGTGTACCACCATCCGAACGGATTTTCCGCAAGCCCCAGTCCATACTCGCCGTGCCCTACGACTCCGGGTCCGACAAGGTCTCTGCGCGCTTCATTGCTGTCGGCATTTAAGACTCCTGTACCAAATTCGATAAACAGGATGGACTTTCCGCCCGCAACGATGTACACACGCAGTTTGTCCCTTTCGAAGGTCATCGATACGACTTCGCCCGTATCTTTTGTTCCGGCATACGGTGCTGTCTCGTATCCGATGCGGGCTGCGTTCAACCCGATCTCTCCGAGCCGTTCCATGAAGATTTCCGTTTTCCTTCGAAGTTCTTCTACCTTCTCATCCTTGAATTGATGAATAAGGTCCAAGCCTTTCGACTTCATGGAAATGTGCAACCGCATCTCAGGACACCTTTACCTTTGCGACCGCAATCGCGATCCCGTTTATGCTCTTCGCAACACGTTTCACGATGTAGTCATGCGGTTTTGAAGTGTCCATGGTATCGATCCAAAGAATCGAATCCTCGTTGATGGGACACTCCATATCCGCTGTGAGGATTACTTTGTCGTAATAATCCAAGTTTCCGAACGATTCGGTCTCCGAATACCCCGTGGCAGGAGAGACGTTTCCGACCGTGTATCTAATCGGTTCCGAATACTGTGCCTCGGGTTCTCCGGTAGAGAATCCCTTCTCGTCCTCCGTCTCGGTTTTTCCTTCGTACAAGGCGTAATAGAACGGTGTGCGGTTGATCATCTGAGTTCTCATTTAGAACATCACCGCCTTAGGAACGATTTCTCTCCGCATATCTTCCGGGATATCTGCAGCACCGTAATGTCTGTTGATACCGTTCTCGATATGCATCGATTCGCCGTCCGCACCTCTCTTGTTGAGAAGCACAACTGCCATCCGCATCTGAAGGTTGAGATACCGAGTCGGAACGGTGAGTTCCGACTCGGTGTCCCAATTCTCATCAAACGGATAGAGCTGATTGAGAATGATTTCCCCTGCGTTATCAAGGTAGTAACCTACCGCCTGAGAGTCTGATTCTTCAGCCATCTCGCATACACGTGCGATCATTTCTTCTCTTGTCATCGACATAAGTAGGTACTCCTCTCAAACGTTACTTTTCGTGAACGTTAGGCAACAGTCACAACGCAAGTTGCAACAGCATCGCCTACCGTAGCAGTGATATTTGCTGTTCCTGCCTTGACACCGGTTACGGTTCCGTTAGAGACAGTAGCCACTGTGGAATCGCTGGATGCCCATGTCACAGTCGCGTTCTGCGGATAAGCAGTAGCTTTCAGCGCAACGGTACCGGAAACGGCAACAGAAGCCTTGGACTTATTCAGTCTGACTTCGCCTTCGACAGCCTGAACATCTACGATGCAGGATGCGGAAGCGATAACAGCGCCGTTGTCAACAATGGTTGCGGAGATAACCGCACGACCGCCTGCAACAGCAGTGACAGTACCGCTGGAAACAGTAGCAACATCAGTGTCGCTGGATGCCCAAACAACGGTGGAGCCTGCAGGAGCGGAATTAACGGTAAGAGCAGCGGTTGTGCCAGCAGCGAGTGTCATATAAGCCTTATTCAGAGTTACCTCAGTGAGCGGAGTAGCGATCTTGATGTCTGCAACAGCATCGATATACTCTGCGAACAGCGTGAAACCCATGAGGGCATAAGATTCGCCAAGCGCACGGGAGTAATTTGGCTCTGACCAATAACCGATGAGGTTGGTGATCCCATCCGTTACGTAGTTGAGACCGAGTGCCTTGAATTCCGAATCTGCCGGGTCGATGTAATACAGATTGATGTTGTTGAGCGGTGTCGCATATACGTGACCCGGAGCGATTTCGGACGAAATGATAACGAGATCAGCACCCAGAAAATCCCTGACGTACTGGAACCCGAACATCGTCTGCAGAGTAATCGGGTGGTCTGCGAGATACCGCCACATATCGAGCGTGTTGACGAAGGCAACAGTCCGTGTCGAATCGAGATGCATCTTCTTGAACTTGTCCTGTACACGACCGATTGCCATTGCGATAGCAGCCTGAAGCGTAGTTTCCTGCGACTTCAGTTCGCCAAGCGGGAGGAAATTGTAGAACCGATCCATCGCCTTGGCTGTAAGTTCGTTCCGGAAAGACTCGTCTGTACGGGTAACAGCGTTGAGCGCACCGTAACGGTTAACCGCTTCGATGGACACTGCCTTTGCGTACTTTTCGATATTGAGTTCTCCGAAATTAACTTCCGTCACCTCAGAACGGCTGAACGGAATAACTTCGCCTTCAGGAACGTTGCCGTCCTGAAGAATTGTGGTTGCACGGTATGCTCTAAGCTGTGTACCCGGAGCCTTGCGAATCGGACGCATGATTCCGAGAATTTCCATAAGAGCATGCCAGTTTTTTCCGAACTGACTGACAAAATCGATATCACGAACCTTAACGTCAATCTGACTGGTACCCGTGATGTTAGGAATTACTGCCATTTTTCTTTCTCCTTAATAGCCGAATAAATCGTGATGTTCAGCGATTGCTGCCTGTCTCGCAACGGGATCCTTCATTGCCATGATGGATTCCTTGGTGACAGCAGTATTCGTAGAACCACCGGCAGGGGGAACCGGAGTGCTCTTCATGACTCCTGCCCGAATCTCTTTTTCCTTTGCTTCCCACGCTGTCTTGTGGTTGGCAAATACCGTTTCGAGATCGCCATCGAATAACGCTTCCGCAGTCTTCTGGGCAAGTTCATCTGCGTACCCGAAGGATATGAACTTTGCTTTGTTCTCTGCGATAGCCGTCTGCCGTTTGAACGCGGCATTCTCTTCCTGTAACTGTTTGAGCAGTTCAGCCTGTTCGGATGATCTGCGTTCATCGTCAGACTGATGTTCCTGCAGTTTGTGCTTGTAATCTGCAAGGTCGGAAGATGCTTTGTTGAAGGCGTTCTTGATCTTGGTGAGATCCTGCTCTGCCTGTTTCTCCTTGGCTTTTACGGCTTTTTCAACAGCCTTGGAGAGTGCTTCCTCGTCCATTCCCTCTTTATAGGAATCTCCGAGTAAATCCTGTAAATAACCCATGTTATCTCCTGCGTTTTTTAAGGTGTCTTCTCTGCACCGTGTTGCGTTTTTTACCGTCTTCTCTGACGCTGTATGCAACGGGCATAACTTCCCGTTTCTACCTGAATGTGTATGTGACCCAGCACCTGCAATTTGCGTTATTCTCGACCTTTTCGAAGTCGCCGGGAAATCTGGCTGAATCGTTATCAAACGTGTAGAACCTTTCATCCATTGGTACCTCGACTCCTTCGATGTACCAATGAGTTTCCCTGACGCGGTCGTCGAGCATGGTGTGCCAGATCTTGTAAGGTGTCCTGCCGTTCTCCTCTGCGTAATTGACAGCCGTGTTGTACGCTCCTGTCTCTTCGCATCGGTGATAATCGGTGTCGATTATCCGTTCGAGACTCTCCCTCGTAAGAGAATCCTCTCTGAGCCGTCTATCGACCCGCTGTTCGAACGTTTCCCCTGCAATCGGCTTGTAAACCGTCTCGTACAGTTCGCGCGTCCTGAAGGGGATTTCGGGCGGTTCTCGAAGGTCTCCTTCGGATTCTTCCTGCAAGGCTTCTCGGATTTCGGCGGGGATATCTCGTGTACGTAACTGTTCCCGCAAGCGGTCCGTTGTATCGCTGGATATGCCGTTTTCTCTCTCGAACCGTGCAATATCTCCGAGCACCCTGTCGGTGCCGAAGATGTATGCAAGTATCAACAGTTCCTCGATCTCGTCGCATATCTGTTTCTTTCTCTGCTCTTTCGGCAGTGTTTCGGTCTCCGTGTACAGGGTCTCCGCAAGCCGATGCAGTTCGTCTAATCTCGCAATTTGCATTTCTTGCCCGCTCCTTTAAGCAAAAAGGGATTGCAATGCGCATCTCGGTACGCTTTTCTTGCAATCCCTTTGGATTTCCTTCGCCCCTTTACGAAGGTGTCTTATTCACTTTTCGCTGTTTCGCTGTTTGTTACTTTCTTACGCTTGATCGCGATTACTTCCGGCTTCCCGTGTTCGATCTTTACTTCCGCTTGACTGCCTTTGTTCAAGACCGCTTCGATTGCCTGTATCGTTTCCTGCGACAACTGTACCTTCGGCATTCTTCGTCTCCGTTTCTCCCTTCGCGTTTTCCTTGTAAAACAGCATAGATTCTTTCCAAGCCGCTTCCGGATCGGAGAAGAGTCCGCTCGATACAAACGCAAGTCTCGGCGCAATCTTTTCGCTTGCAAGCATCGTTGTGAGTACCTGCGCCTTTGCAAGTGTATTTTCGTAGTTCCGTCTCGTGAACTTGATCTCGATATTCGACAGATGCACATCGAACCCTTTGGTCTCTTTGGCAATCCGAAGAATAACGCGCAGCATATTCTTCTCGGCACGGGTGTAGAACTTTTCCGTCTCCCGCGCTTTGACTTCGGCGGAGAAGAATCCGTCTCGGTAAATGACCGCCTGCCCTGTATCGGAAGTAGAGGAACCGCCGTTGCGGTTCGGCATACCGCTGATGATCAGCAAACTCTCGTACAGGTCGTCTTTCAGGGTCTGTGCACCGTTCTGGTTCAGCTCCGCTGTAATGTATTTGACTTCTCCCGGTGTACTCGGATCCACGTCCTTGTACTTGATGGCACCCATCTCCTGCAGCCGTTCTACATCTTTGGAATCGACATCGACATTTCGGAAAAGCAGGATGCTCTGAATGAACTGTTCGATGCCGTCCAATCTGTTCGAAGCGAGGATATTCAACGCGTCCATAATCGGGATAACGGGTTCCAGCCGTCCACGCCGTGCGAGGTTCGCCTGATACTCTACGATGGCAACTCCTGCAGGGTTGTACTGCCTTGTAGGAACACCGTTCATCCATACACCCGTGTCAGGAATCTCGTAGTATCCGTCCTCGGTATAGACACAATACAGTTTCGTGTACTCCACGCTTGTGGAATCTACCTCGACTACCTTTACGCCCATGACCGGGACCTTCTGAATGCCGTTGTAGTACACAACAAACGCTTCGCGAGGATCCAGCGTGGCACGGAAGTACGGGGAATCGCCCTGCACTTTGAGTTTTACGTCCGAAGACGGCAGCGCAATCTCGAATCCGATACCGCAGATGTTAAGCCAAGTGCCTAACTCGATATCGGCGGCTTCCTTGTCGTTCTCCGCATTCCAAGCATTCAGCTTCTGGATGCCTTCCGAGCAGTCTGCTTCGCTCCGTCCGGCATATACCATCGGGTCTCC